CAACAGTATGCTTAAGGAAGTCCACATCACGCAACGGAATAAATGGGCGAGAGCCTTGACTCTTATCAGCCATTGTATACTTAATATTGTACTTTTCAAGAAAAGCCTGAATAGTAGTGTGGTTGAAACGATCGGTATAATCTTCCTTGATAGCCAACCAACAATCATCACCGTAGCCCATTAGCCGCACACACTGGGAAAAGGGGGGAGCGTCTGCGCCCATTATACCATACCACGCCACTCTATGGTACAAAGAGTTAGCGATGTTATTCACATGTACGGTCATATTGTGCCCAGACGGGTTACCACCCTCAAATCTAACGATGCCGCCGCTAACATATGTTACGGCGTTGATGACAGACGAGGCGGCGCCTGCCATCCAGCCTATATCACTCTTAGTGTAACCAAACTCCCGCGCAATCTCCATTAATATTTCAAAAGCGGTACTGGTTAGCTGGCTGGACATCCGCAAATCAAAGTCGCTGAAATCGCCACAAACATGACGATCTTCACCGCCATACTCTATCATCCACCTGACTAAACTGTCCCACTCCGGACTATCTACATCCATACCTACGGCGCACTCAGAAAATTTTATATTACGCTGCAAAAACGCTCCAATTGGCAAATAATATTTCCTCAATAAAGCTTGTAGTGTAATGGGCGCCGCCTGGAAAATCCGCGTCTTACTCTTCGTCAATAAAACGGGCTCATCCTTCGCGTACGCCGCGAAGATGGCATTACCATCCACATGCTCACCCCATCTAAGCATATCTTCTTCAATGGCTGCAACGGCCTGATCTGAGAACTTCCATTTAGTCACCTCTATACCATCTTCACCTTTCTCCACGTATTGGCTGGCCATAGAATTCTTGGGACAATTCAACGGAAAACCCATAGAGGTTGACATATTAAGACCATCAACATACGGGGCGTCAGTTCCATTCAATATCTCATCCCAAGTCTGCAGGGGTGAGACCACATTGCCAAACTCCTCTTTATCGGCTACAATGCCCTTCTTAAAATCAGCCAAGAGGTCTGCCTTCGCTAGATCTAACAATCTTTGCGGCACATCATGATCATCACTCGTCTTCACCTCCATAAATCTATTATATGGATCCGACGGTTTCCCTCCTGGCCGAAACTGTGGAGGAACGCCATATTTCCTCTCGAAACCCATGACCTTCTCAAGATACGGACTAATTGGTGTGATCCTGCACTTGGTCTCATCCCTGCTCCTAAAACCCTCATTTGAGCCAAAGAACTCTAAAGGCTTATTGGCATGACGCAACGCATTCCGCCGGTGCAAAGTGTTGCAAAACTCAACCTTCTTCCCCATAAACTCAAGGGGAATTACGGAAGATTGGGTAATAATGGCACACTCCCTGGCTTGTAGCTCTTCTATGCCGCGCTCAATCTGGGTACGAGTGACGGGCAAAAATATGCCACCCACCACTTGTCCTGTTACACTCCGCGTTCTGAGGGCGTTATGCAAACCCACTATACACGCGCTATTGTTAACATTACGAATCACCATCGAACCACAATCGCCCGGCTTAGAACGCACGTCATCACGCACAAATGTGTAGGAATAACCCCTCACTGGTTTGCAAAATCCACCGTAATTCAAGCTATAATCAATCGCCTACCTATAGTGATGGCTTCGTCGTACCGGATTATGTGTTCGTCATTCTCTTGTAACGCGCACATAAGGACTGAACCAGAGCCTTCCTCCACTGTGCCATCGCCAAAGAAGGGCGCCAACATCGCTCTATCACCTGCTTGTCGTGAGTACACCAAAACAATATCAGTAGTGATCTCGATCACATTCTTTGCAGTAATCCCTAGAATTCTGTTGTTACCCACAACATGCTGGTCGGGGTCGGCCTGTATGACGCGTACTTCCTCATCATAATCAACACACGAATCACGATAAAAGAAATGCTGTGGAAGCATCAAAACATTCTGAGCAACAAATACGCCCGTAATAGTACGCCCATCACGAAGCGATTGCACCTTAACACGAGCCCTCTTCAACTTCTGTTTGAGGTCACCAACAGTCGTTGTGGTCCACGGAGAGCAACCGGGAGGTCTAGAAGCCCGAATCTCATCTTGCGGTTGAGTTTTAGGAGCCCAGTAGTTACGTCTGAAGCGCGCCTCATCTTCTGAAAAATACGTATCGTTCGTCTCATTCGCCTCTTCACCAAGCGCGCCTTCTATAGCTACATCAATCTTACTGCTCAATAGTC